TTATGTAGCAAATGAGCCTTTTATACATAGGTAACGAAAAAAGGTGATACAAAAATTTGCAATATTCGTAAAAAAGCGTACCTTTGCACCGCAATTAAGGCTGGTTCCGTAGCTCAGCTGGATAGAGCAACGCCCTTCTAAGGCGTGGGTCTTGCGTTCGAATCGCAACGGAATCACAAGAAAAAATGCTAATAGGTTCATTGACAACTTGTTAGCATTTTCTTTTTATGATAGTTGCACAACATTTGCACAACTCGCGAATAGGGAAAGAAAAAGCCGGGAAATAATTCCGGCTATATTGTTGTTTTAACCCCACCGCTGATTTTGGGAGTTGGGTCGTATTCTGCTTTTTGTCTTCGTTTCTCATCCTCGTCTTTAAGGTACTTGTTCCTTATCTCTTTGATGTCATTCGTCATTCCCCATACCTTGAAGAAGAGGATGATTTGCAGTACTCCGAATATTAGGAGTATGATGGTTAGAAAGTCAACCATAGCATTATTGTTTTATTTATTCTGAATATAATTCCATATTGTTAATACACTCCTCCATTCTTTTCCATCTATTTTCGAGGTTTGGATATTCTTTGCGTAGAATTTCGAGTGCGTTTTTTCTATTTTCTCTCAATGTAACTCCATCTATTCCAGATGCAACATTAACGAGACTATCTACATATACTTCTTTTTCCATTGGGGTCATATCAGAAATGCTTTTTTGTTTTTGGCTACACCCAACTATCGCTAATGCAGCAGCCACCATTAAAAATAAAATCTTCTTCATAATCTTAGATATTTAGTTTGTTCTTTAATTCATTAAACACATCGGGGTTTTCAAATTCTCCCCAATGATATTTTTTGTATCTGTCCCGGTCGAAGTTATCTTTCTTCTCATATACAAGTAAATAGTCCTTGTCACATAAGACAATAGCAGAAGAACCTAATAGCCGAGCGTATGAACGTGCTTGCAAGAAGGCTGCTTCTATGTCTTGGTTGTTCTTCATGTGAAGTTTGGCTTCAATCAGAACTTTCGCTTTTTCTTCGTCCGGTTTGTTGTCATAGTGCAAGGCGTAATCCGGGAACACCCGATGTCCTCTCCCTGCTTGAATAGGTAACTGCCGGATGAAGTCTTTCTTTTCATACCATCCCATAGAGTTTAATAACGGCTCTAATAACAGTTGCTCCACATCATGTTCATACTCTATAACTATTCCTTTAGGTAATGTCGGAACGTATAGTTTGGGCAGAACATCAGTGTCAAATCCTTTTGCCTTTATCATTCGCAGGAGTTCCGAATAATCCGCGCCACTCATTGACCATCCGTTTACCCCTTGAAAGTTCTTGCGAACAAGCGGATGATTGGAGAAGTATTTATCTTCTCGGAGTTCTTTCAGGCTGATATGTGGAATATCAATTTTATTCCCTATGTAGGTGTTTCCATAGTAATGAAAGAATGGGTCTATCACTCCATCTGTTTGGGCTATCCATACTCGGGTAATTGCACTAATTGGAGCGGTTTCGTAATGAATGAGAATATCGCCTTTCTTTGTTTCTGGATTCGCTTGCCAAAAAGTAGTTCTAAATAATTCATTTTTATCAATCAATCCACCGATACACCATGCTTGTGTTGGCTGTGGAACGTCTGCTTCTTTTTGGGGCATGAAGTTGGGTGCAAAGTCATATAGGAAAGCGCATAATTCTGCTGGAGAAAGCTCATTCTCTGCCCTAAATCGATAAAACACTTCGCATAAACTCCAGTAGTACATACATCTCGCCTTATAGTTTGATTTCTTTGGGATAGACGGTAAATCTATCTCAAACATATCTGCTATCTTATGTAAATCAAAGAAACGGTAAATAAATATATTAGGGAAGAAAAACTCTGGTGCAAAATAATATAATAAGAATGATGTCCATGTTATGCTATTCAACATCATTTCATAGTCGTTGACTGGTATTAGTACTTCATCATTGTCTGTTAACCCACGAAAAAGAACATCTTCATACTTTTCTTTCGCTTCTTCCAGTGTATTAGGTCTTTCCTCATCTGGAAATTCGCAGATATTGTAACACCATAAGCTTTCACTGATGTTTGATATGGATAGTCTGGATTTGTCATCATTAAACCATAACTTCATTCTTGGATTGTATTTGAAAACCAAATCCATCATCGTATCATTGTTGGATGGTTCCTCAAACTCCTTAATAGCTTTTTGTCCGTCAGAAGATTGCTTATATAGGTTCCATGTGTATTGATTGAATTTCATAGTATTAGTTTTAATAGTTTGTATATTAAACTTTTAAACTATCTTCTTCTTGGCCTTTGCAATTCTATCACATTGAAGATTTGTCTAACTTCTGCCAAATCAATAACTCTGTCAGGATACATATCGTTCAAAGAGTGTATTGTAATAGTATGATTTTCTACATTATGGTCTATTATTCGTTTTACCAAAATTCCGTCTTCATGTACAATAACGAAATCCCATTTCCGGATATGCAATTTAGACTCTGCCCACAGATATGGAGCTATTTCTCTACAAAGAAGTCTGTCTCCTTCAAGGTAACTCTCTTCAGTTCCATCATTCATACTGTCACCTCTTACTTCAAATGCTACATAGTTTCCTTTAGCTTCGTGGTCTATTATAAAAGGTATAGTAGGTAGTGTAGCTATATATGCAGCATCTTGAAATCCGCATAAATAACCTGCTTGTGCGTATTGATTTACTAATGGTACGTTTATAATATAGTTTTGGTTTAATGGTATGGCTTCTAGAATTTCTATATTTTCTTTAGATATATTGGAAATAGGCTCTCCTTTTTCATAAAGAATCCAGTCCATATTCCAATGCGGGAAGCTTTTTTTTATCTTTTCTATCGTTGGCTTTCTGAAACTTTCACCTACGTTATTTAAGTACCCATTTCCTAATCCAGAGATGGTATAAAATTGATTTGGATTAAGTCCTTCTTTTTCAATTAGATAGAACATTCTTTCTTTTAAAGTCATATAGATATTCTAGGTTTGATTATAGAAAATCTAGCATATTTACAATAATTAACTAGAAATTCTATGCTAGATATAGAACTTCTAGTATATTTGCATCATCATTCAATCACGTAGCAAAGATAAACTAAATGATTGATGATACAAATAGTATAAACATATTAAATCACACGATTATGAGCACGAAGAGTTTTTTACATGAAGTTATGAGCCTTGCATGGCAGTTCGTTCGCAAGAACGGTTTCACGATGTCAGAAGCATTAAAATGCGCTTGGGCTAACATGAAATTGAAATTGCAGATGAAAAGCAAGATTGTGAAATTCTATTTTCAAAAGGTGGACGGTTCTGTGAGAGAAGCCTACGGTACACTAAATGAAAAGTTGATGCCTGCCGTCACTGGTACTGACAACAGAAAGAAGAACGACACCGTTCAAACTTACTATGATACTGAACGCCAAGAGTTCAGATGCTTTAAGAAAGCTAACCTTTTAAAAATCGCCTGATATGAGACAGTTTAGAGTATGTGACAGTGTAGAAGCCTACGGGCTTGAAAAGGCTTTAGATAAGGCTTGTATAGACCTTGATAGAGTTGATAAGATGTCTGACACAGAGGCTTGTGCTTTCTGTAATACCGATACCAAAGAAGAGGCCTTAGAGGTTATTCAAGAAGAGATTGATTACATAGAGTTTCAACTTGATAGAATGGCTGTATGATAGAGGCATTGATAGTATTAGGCTGCTTGTATGCAAGTTATAGGCTTTTCAGAAAGCCGGGCGAGAAGTTCTTTTACGATGATTAATCACACGATTATATCACGCACGACAGCCCTATTGACAGCTAAAGACTGGCATCCGATAGCGAGAATCGGGTAGGGTGCACAACCGCAGCAAAGGTTAGTGCTACTACCGTACTAAAAGCCACGGGCAAAGCGAAGTGCGCACCGCTTTACCTCATCCTTGTACGGGCGGTAAAATTTAAAATCACACGATTATGGGAAAAAGTATGTATAAATCACGTATGCCATATATAGGTATGCCGGTTAAGTGTAAACATCCCGGATGGGAAAGCAAGATTGGGGCGATTTGCGCCATCAATGGGGATAAAGTAATGGTAGAGTTCGGAAAGCACGATTTTGTAGAATTCTATAGCGATGAACTGGTTGCAATGACGATGTTATGAAGATAATTATGTTCTCTTTTTCGTTGCTTGTACTGCTGTGTATGACAATGATGTTATGCAATTCCATAATAAAGGATGGTCCTCTATACATGGCGGGGATTGTATTGACATCCACAATATTTATTTTGTCTGTTATACTCGCAGTGATAACCGGTATGGAGTTGCGTAAAAAGTGTTAGTATAAACTGTTTTGTCGTGTTTTATTTTGTGTTTGTACTGGGTGTGCCGTCTGTGAAGATAGCGCACCTTTCTTATTGGGGCGTTCGGTGTAATGGTTAACACACCTCATTGGAGGAGACTGGCGGTTCGAGTCCGTCAACGCCCACCAATCATTCTAATATAACATTTATGGAAAAAGTAGAAAGTAAAGAGAAAATGAGAAACATGAAGAGAGGAGCCACGATAGAGCTGCCTATATCTTCACTTGAGACAATCCGCAACAACGTATCACTTCTAAATGCCAAGCATCTTCTTGAGGGTAAAAAATGGGCTTCAAAGTCTTATCCGAAAAAAGGTATTGTCGTTGTAAAAAGGGAGTCATAGTCATCTAACTCACACGATTATGGAACGGGTATTCACAGAACTCACCCCTGAATGCGAGATTACAGCACGGATGTATGCACAAGGGTATGAGAAAAAGGAAATCGCCAATTTTAAATGCCGGGCGGTTAGCACGATTAATAACCAATTGCAAAAGGCTTTTGAAATATTGCATGTACGGAATGGGAGAGAACTTGCAACAATGCTTTATGAACGGATAGCCGGTGTGAGGCTCACGATGGATTTTTCGCCTATAGTCCGTGTGTCCGTCGCATGTTGCTTACTGTGTATATTTTCTTTGTCACTTTACCACGAACAAGGTGATATGAGGAGGTTACGAAGATTTAGAATTGAACATATAGAAAGGGTAAGAGAATGAACATGGAGGATATTTTAAATAGTGGTGCCAATGTTACTTTGACAATAAAGTCCACTGATTTGAAAGAGTTCGCAGAACATCTTGTAAAAAAGACTGTGAGAAGTATTAGGGACTCTTTCATCAGACCGGAAGAGGACTACTTAACCATTAAAGAGGCAAGTCAGATTCTACATACCGATAAGTCAACCTTATGGAGATGGCATAAAATTGGATATTTGTGCAGGTTGGAAATAGGAGGTAAGAGATTGTACCGAAAAAGTGATGTAGATGCTATTCTACAGAAAGAGAATAATTAACCCTTTAAATTTTACTATTATGAGTCTTATCAAAAAATCAAATGAATTAGTAATCCCTACCACAGTGAAAATGATGATTTACGGCCAAGCTGGTATGGGAAAATCAACAGTGGCATTGAGCGCACCGAAACCGTTATTATTGGATTTCGATAATGGCGTTAAGCGTATGAATATGGCGCATTTGGAAAACATAGATACCGTACAGGTCACTTCATGGAGTGATGTTCAACAGGTCTTGCAGGAGGATTTGTCTGCTTATCAGACCATTGTAGTTGATACTATCGGTAAGATGATGGATTTCATCATTACTTATAAATGTGGCAGCCGCCAACCGTCTATCAGGGATTGGAGTGGTATCAATGCGGAGTTTTCATGGATGACACGAACACTTTCGGGGCTTAACAAGCACATCATTTTCGTTGCCCATCGCGACACACGGAAAGAAGGTGATGATACCGTGTTTATCCCTGCCTTGCGTGAAAAGTCCTACAACTCCATCGTTACCGAACTGGATTTGCTCGGCTATCTTGAAATGAAAAGCGAAAGAGGTGTTCAAAGACGCACTATAACTTTTGACCCGACTTCAAGAAATGACGGTAAGAATACATGCAATCTTCCTTCAGTGATGGAAGTTCCTACCATCCTTGACAAGAATGGTAATCCAACCGCAAAGAACGACTTTATCACCGCCAAGATAATCAATTCGTATTTGGGTATGCTTGCTGCCAAGAAGGAAGCGCAGGAAAAGTATGACAAGGTGATAGAAGAAATAAAAGAAAGCATTGAATTTATCACCGATGCCAACTCCGCTAATGAGTTCGCTTCACATATCAATGAGTTTGAACACGTTGGTAGTTCTTTGATGATGGCGAGAAGTTTGTTTGCTGCAAAGGTAAAGGCTTTGGGACTGGTATTCAATAAGGAAACTAAAATCTACTCAGATGCAGCCTAACTATCGTATATATGCAACATTGTTGGATTCTTACTTCAATTACCTTAATAGCGATGTCATATATGAGCGTTATTATGGGTGGAGTGAGAATCCACCATATACGGAAGAAGAGTTTCGGCAGAAGCAGTTTCAAGAACTGATAGACCGGATTAACCGCAGGCCATTCGACAGCGAAGCGGCAGACAAGGGAACAGCCTTTAATGAGGTTATTGACTGTATGGTTGAAAATCGGAAATCCGAAACGGTGCAGGTTGAAAAGGTATATAAGGCAATACGCGAAGGAGCTTGTGACGAAACAGGTAAACCTTTGTATTACGATGAGGTTCAGACCAACGAGGTTATAGGTTTGAGAGTTACCTATAATAATCGTGTTTTTACTTTCCCAATCTCACTTTGCCGAGAGTTCGCCGGTTACTTCAAAGGAGCATTGACCCAACAAAGGGTAGAAGCGATTCTTTCAACCGCATACGGCAATGTTTTGGTTTATGGGGTGATTGACGAGCTGATGCCGGCCAGCATCCACGACATCAAAACAACTGGAAGCTATACCGTAGGGAAGTTCAAAGACCACCATCAACATTTGGTTTATCCTTACGCTTTGATGAAGAACGGTTCGGATGTACGGATATTTGAGTACAACATTGTAGAGTTCAATAAAGGCGGTTTTGTGGTAGATACCTATACAGAAACATACGTTTTCAATCCAGAACGTGATATTCCTATTCTCACTAATCATTGTGAGGAATTTATCCGGTTTTTGGAAGAAAACAGAGAACTTATAACCGATAAAAAGATTTTTGGAGGAGAAAATTAATGGCAAACCAAATAACCGGACGGATAATCGAAATCGGACAAACCGTTCAAATACCATCCAAAAACGGTGGTTCCTCATTTACAAAACGGGAGTTTATTTTAGATGCTACCACTTACGACCCTTATACGGGAGAGCGTAGCGAGTATGAGAACATTATTCCCTTAGAGTTTTCGGGTGACAAGTGTACAGAACTTGACCGCTTTAATCAGGGTGATGTTGTTACTGTATCATTTGTCTTACAAGGGCGTTCTTGGACGAATCAAGACGGAGAATTCAAACGTATGGTATCCATTCGATGCTATAAAATAGAAGCGCGTGGCGGTGTATCTCAATCCCAACAGACAACATCGATACAACAACCTACACCTCAGCCGACTTATCAGCAACAGCCGCAGAATTTCCCGCCTCCGGTTGATGCTAATGGCAATGTAAAGGATGATTTGCCTTTTTAGCGTATGTCCCTTTACGATACTTCAAACCCTTTGCAGAAAGAGCAATTTAAGGCTCGTTCTGCAAAGCTCGCAGAAAGCGGTAAGGTTGTAGAACTCACAGAGAAAAAGCCTAAAAGAAGCCTGCAAAGCAATAAATATTTGCATGTGATTTTAGGTTACTTTGCGTGTGAGACCGGAAACACGTTGGAGTGGGTGAAGCAACAGTATTATAAAAAGCTTGTTAATCCATCCATTTTCATTCGTGAGAGAGACGACAAGTATTTGGGACGGATAAAGATATTGCGCAGCTCTGCTGATTTAGATAGTGCAGAAATGAGTACAAGTATTACCCGTTTTCGTAATTGGGCAAGTGCTGAATGCGGAATATATTTACCTTCTGCTGATGAAGATAGATTGATTCAACTAATGGAAATAGAGATTGGACGAAATAAAGATTATTTATAATGGCAGAAATATGGAAAGATGTTGTCGGATATGAAGGTTTATATCAAGTATCAGACAGGGGTAGAATTAAATCTATATGCAGTTACGTAAGACTACAAAATGGTGAATTAATGAAGAAAAAGCCGCATATCCTTAAACTACAAGATAGATGTGGATATAAATGTGTAAACCTATTCAAAGGCGGACGCTCACATACACTTAACATTCATCGTTTAGTAGCAGAGGCTTTTTTACCCAATCCTCATAGGTATTCAGTTGTAAATCATAAAGATGAAAACAAAAGCAATAACAGCTTGTCTAATTTGGAATGGTGTACTCACGCTTATAATTTGAGTTATGGTACTGCCCAAAGAAGAAGGGCCGTATCTCAAGGTAAAGTAGTTATTCAATTAGATAAGAATGGAGCTTTTATAAAGCGACATTTGACATTAATGGACGCTTGTAGAGATACCGGCATAAATTTTCAAAATATCTCACAATGTTGTAACAACAAAAGAAAAACAGCAGGTGGATATTGTTGGAAATTTGAGGAACAGCAGGAAATACAAAGAAATCAAGAATTTATTTAGTTATGATAGAAACAAGAAAAACAGAAATCAGGTATGTGACATCTGACCCGAAAAAGATGCTCAACATGTACCTTGCAAAACGTGTCCTCAAAACATGGGAGGAATCTTTCATTGATGAAGATACAGGTGAAACAGTAACCATCGAACGGAATGAAATTCTTTTTGACCGTGGCACGCTGATAGACCAAGACACTTTGGCGAAAATTCGTTTCAGTATGGAAGCAGACGGTATCAAGGAAGTGGAAGTCAGCAACCAGAACCGTTTGGCGTTCGAGAATGAGAACAGCGTTTTATATCCGTACATCGCTCAAGCGCAAATAGGTGACAAGAAACATAAGTTCCTGCTGTATGCCACCGGATTGGAGAATACTTGTAGTATCTTGAAAGATTACATCGAACTAAACTATATGTTCGGGTTCACCTTGACAATGATAAAGGAGTTCGATTCCTGCGTGATTCTTACTGACAACTTGAAAGAACGTAAGGTTGACGATGCTTCGCTTGCCTATCTCAAAAATGAAATCACTATGGCAGAATACGTTGACAAAATGGACGATGAGATGGAAGATAGTGACGAAGAATCTAAACCGAATGAAAAGAAATTCTACCAGATTGAGACGAAAATCACATTCACGGATGGGGAGAATGAAGACGAGAGAGTTCAGACTTTTGTCGTGAACACCTTCAACGTTGACAGAGCGATGATGCTTATTACCCACTATCTCAAAAACAAAGAGGAAGAATGTGAGAAACAAGCCAAAGAAAAGGGACATGAGTTCAGAAAGAGGGAAATCCATACAGCCATTGAATCTGCTAAACCTATCCCGGTCGGGCGTTTTATTCCGAAAGAGTTTTCAATGGCTTATATGGAATAACTTTGTTAACCTGCCTGCTCGGTCTGTGAAGATTGGGCAGGTGAATATGGGGCGTTTGGCTGGTGTGACTAATGTAATGCGCAGCATTGTAGAGGAGGGCAGTTCGATTCTGTCACGCCCCTCATAAATGTGAGCCACACATAAATGGCACGGGTCTTAAATAATGGTTGTGCCCCGGAGAATACGCTTCGGGGCTTTTAATTAGGTAAATCAGAAAGTATGTACTACATAAAGAAAAAGGCTAAGAAGAAAGACAAGCCTTTACCCTTGTTTGATAAAGCAGGGGTAACAGTAAAGAAGAAGCCGGATTTGAAAGCTAAACTCGACAAGGAGTTTTCCCTTTTCATCCGGCTTCGTGATTGTATGCCAAACGGTTCCTTCCGATGTATATCATGTGGACAGATAAAGCCGCTTACACAAGCGGACTGCGGGCACTATTTCAGTCGTACACATTTGGCAACACGGTTTGATGAGAATAATTGCCATGCCGAATGCCGACACTGCAACAGATTCAAAGCTGATCATTTGGAAGGCTATCGGGTGAATCTAATTGCTAAAATCGGTCAACAGAAATTTGATTTGCTAAAAGTGAAAGCTGCCAGCACTTCCAAAATGACTGATTTTGAGTACGAACAGCTAATCAAGTATTACAAAGCACTTAATAAGAAGTTACGAAAGGAGAAAGGTTTATGAGTTATGTATTACGAGATTATCAACAGAAAGCCTCTGATGCTGCCGTTTCTTTCTTTAACAATAAGGCGAAGAAAACAAATGCCATTATGGTGTTACCTACGGGCAGCGGAAAGTCGCTTATCATAGCGGATATAGCCGCAAGGCTTGACGGTCATACCTTGGTGTTCCAGCCCTCGAAGGAAATACTCGAACAGAATTTCAAGAAACTCTGTTCATACGGTATTCTTGATTGCAGTATCTATTCAGCATCCTTTAACTCAAAAGAAATAAGCCGGATAACATTTGCCACCATCGGCAGTGTGAAGAATCATCCTGAGCTGTTTACCCACTTCAAGAACATCATTGTTGATGAATGCCACCTTGTAAACCCTAAAGAGGGAATGTACAAGGATTTCTTTGATGCGGTAAAGTGCAAGGTTCTTGGCTTGACTGCAACACCATACCGTTTAAGCTCTAGCCGTGATTTCGGCTCTATGCTGAAATTCATCACCCGGACAAAGCCTCATGTCTTTTCAGAGGTCATTTACCATGTACAGGTATCAACCCTATTAGATTTGGGATATTTAGCAAAACTAAATTATTATCCAATGAATCCTTCGGGATGGAACGAACTCAATTTGAAAGTAAATACCACTGGTGCCGACTACACGGATAGGTCAGTTCAGAGAGAATATGAACGGATAGACTTTTACGGCTATCTCATTCATATTGTCCAAAGGCTGATGAATCCCAAAGCCGGAGGAAAACGGAAAGGTATTTTGGTATTTACCCGTTTTCTGAAAGAAGCGGAGCGGCTTACCTGGTCTATACCCGGAGCCGCAATCGTTTCGGGTGACACCCCAAAAGGTGAGCGCGAAAGGATACTTGAAGCGTTCAAGGCTGGTGAAATTTCGGTAGTGGCGAATGTCGGGGTATTAACCACCGGCTTTGACTATCCGGAACTTGATACAGTCGTTATGGCACGTCCTACAATGTCACTTGCTATGTGGTATCAGATAGTCGGTCGTGCCATCCGCCCACATCCTTCCAAAGAATGTGGCTGGATTGTGGATTTATGTGGTAATATCAAACGTTTCGGAGAGGTGTCGGACTTACGGTTGTTTGATAGCGGAAATGGGAAATGGGCAGTTTACTCGAAAGGAAGGCAATTAACAAACGTGAGATTCTAAAATTATGGACGAAGGATTTTTGAGGCTAAGCCGCAGGTTTTTCTCGAATGAAATGTGGAATGAAGCCCGTACTTTTAGCAGTTGTGAAGCGTGGTTAGACTTAATCCAGTCTGCACGATTTGAGGCAACGCCCCGAAAGGAGAGTATCGGAGGTCGAGAAATCTCTTATTCAAGAGGTCAATATCCTGCATCCATAAGATTTTTATCTCAACGCTGGAAATGGTCTGAAAAGAAAGTGCGTTCCTTTCTTGTGCATCTTAAGAAAAAAGGTATGATAACTGTTGAGTGCAATCAGGGAATGAACCTTATAACCCTATGTAAATATGAAGAATATAATCCAATGGGCACAAGTAAGGGCACATGCAAGGGCACAGATATTGAAAAGAAAATCAAAGAATTACAGTCCGAATGGGCACAGCTAAGGGCACAACTTGGGGCACAGTCTGTGAACAACAATCTGCCGCAATCCGAACTTTTGCAAAAATCAGGGCACACGGAGGGCACAAATACAAAGAAAGAAGAAGAAAGAGAGTATATAGATATATCTTCCCAGCAAAAGAAAGAAAATACTCCTGATGGAGTATCAAAGAAAGACAAGCTTTCTTCGCCCTCTCTTTCTGAAAAGATTGATTACAGCGGATTGATGGAATACTATAATTCCACATTCAAAGATAGACTCCAGCAGATAAAATCAATGACCGATGTGAGAAAAAAGGCTGTAAAAGCCCGGATAGCCCAATATGGAAAAGAGTCAGTGAGGACTGTTTTCAATCTCATTCTTCAATCCCCGTTCCTGCTGGGAGCTAATGACCGCAATTGGAAATGTGACTTTGATTGGATTTTCAAACAAGCAAACTTTACTAAAATATTGGAAGGAAACTATAATGGGACAAGACTTAGTAAAAATCAACAGGATAGCGAGCAGCGAAAACGTGATTCAGTTCTTGCAGTCGCTACAACCGTCAGAGAAGCTGCCGCAAAAAAAAGAAAAGAACTTGAAGCAGAGGGCGTTATTGAATAAATATCCTGACCCAGCACAATTCATTCTTGATTACAATCCCGATTTGCAGTTCAAAATTGTCAGATGCAAGGCGACCCTCTCTGATTTAGCCATGAATTCCTCCATACCTACATTAGGGCTATTGGCTTCGACTTATGGAGATGAAACCCCTTTGGAATGGTTGAAAATCCAATTCGGCACACTTAATGACTTTGCAGAGGTATCTACCAAGATTGCCAGGGAGCAGCTTAATGAGTTGGCAGAGATATTTATTTCTGAGTATTATTACCTTAATGCGGCTGAGATATGCTTTTTTATTGCACGGTTTAAGTCAGGTAAATATGGACGGTTCTATGGTGCTATAGACCCGATGAAGATTACAAGTGCCATGCTTGACTATATCAGGGAACGCCGTATCGACATCGAACGCTATGAGCGTGAGCAATACCGGATACAACGCCAAAAGGAGATAGAAGAACGTGGCAACAACAGAATTTCCTATGCCGAGTATCTTGAACGTGAACGTAAGCTTGTGGAAAGTGGAGATGCAGAAGCCATGAAACGAGCGGCAAATCGTGTATGTAGTATCAGTTTACGTAAGTAGTGGCGAAAGCATAAATTTGACAATAAAGTATGAGACTTACAATATGTTGGACGACAAGAGACAGGCAAAGACGCTTTTACTATGATATATGCAAAAAGTTTGGCATATCGGATTACATGAGTGTTAATCATGAGACGCCATGCGATATAAGGGATGAAGATATGGAACTGTTGAAGGAATGCGAAAAACGAGGGTTTATCCAAATAAGAAACAAACGGTAAATAATCATGGACATAGAGATTGAAAAGAAAATCGAACAATTGGAGTATCAGCGAATGATTGATGAACTTGCAAGAAAAAGCAGAAACAATGAAACCAAAGGATTGAATCATGCCGATAAGTGAGGTGTACAATATGGATTGTATGGAATACATGAAGGATATTCCTGACAAGTTTTTTGATTTAGCTATAGTAGATCCTCCTTATGGAATAAATGCACCCAATATGACAATGGGAACCAACTTGAACCGTAAACATGGTGGCTACAATGGCGAAAGCGTTGCGCAACGGCTGAAAAAGGGAAGATTAAATCAAGGAGCAGGCAAGCTGAGAAACAGAGCATTAAATACAATGTCTTGTGATTGGGATTTATCCAAACCTACCGATGAATACTTTGAAGAATTGTTCAGAATAAGCCGAAATCAGATTATATGGGGTGGGAATTATTTCCATCTTCCACCTACACGGGGAATATTGTGTTGGGACAAGATGCAACCGTGGGAGAATTTTTCCCAATTTGAACTTGCATGGACTTCATTTGATTGTCCTGCAGCTATTATCCATTTATCCAATACCGGAGGAGCAAACAAAGAAACAAAAATACATCCAACACAAAAGCCTAAAGCATTATATCACTGGGTCTTCAAGAAATATGCCAATTCGGGAGATAAGATACTCGATACCCATTTAGGAAGTGGAAGCAGTCGGATTGTTGCGTTTAAATTGGGATTTGATTTTTATGCTACAGAAATAGATACAGAGTATTTTGAATCTCAAGAAAAAAGATTTCGTTCAGAATGCTTCGGAGAGATAAAAACAAAGAAGGGAACCTTAGTTCAAACAAGTCTATTTGACGTATAAAACAGAGGCATATGAACATTCACCAGACAGTTCCCCGTTCGGATTGCACCACCTTCGCCAAGTGCGGCAAGCACTCACTTGCATATTGTAGGAGGTACGGTGCGTCCGAATGCGGACCATGCGAAATTGTTAGAAGGAAACCACGTAACCGGGTGGTGATTGACGGAGTGGAGCGGAAGCTGTGCACCCACTGTGGTAGAGCGCTTCCGTTATCTCGGTTTTTCGATAGGACAGCCCGTCGTAACGGTAAGGAATACCATCTGAAAGCGTCATGGTGCAAGATGTGTATGGCAGAGGTACAGAGCGAGCGGAATAGAAAAAGGAAAATGAATTGAGATTAACATGTGCAAAAAGAAGCCATTTCTGCACATGAAGTATTAACACGAGCGGAAACCGGTGGTTTTTGCTCATAACTGAATAGTAAGGAATTATGCAATACATATTAACAGAACAAGAATATAGAGCTTTAACCCCTATTAGTGAGGTAGATAAACTCAAAGAAGATGTACAGCTTTTGAATGATAAAGTTATGGAGCTTAGTGAACATCCATGTGGATGTGATGCAGATTATAGAAGCGAAACATTTTATTGTGATGATTGCCCGATTGGTGTATTAGGTACTGATACTTGTACAAAGAAACAACAATATTCTAAATAATTATGAAACAGACGGTAGAAGAAGCGGCAATGCAAGAGCTTATGTCAAGCTATGCAATAGTGGTTAAAGGTGAGTTTGCATATCAGCAACAAGCAATGCTAAACATGTTCAGAAAAGGTGTCGAATGGCAGGCAAAGCAATCACCGTGGATAAGCGTAGAAGATGCAATACCTAACAAACGAGCAAAAGGCATGTGTCAAGTGAAATATGCTGATGGTAGTATTGAAGAAATGGCAATGCGAGAAGTGAATAAATGGATATACCCCTACATCAAGACTGGATATGTCACTCATTGGAGACCTATTCAATCTTTCGATGAGATACTCGAAGCCAACAAGGATGTACTGGAACGGATTAAGGAGAAAGATACTATGTTTGTAGACGTTCAAAATAATCGCTCGTCGGGACGGGTGGTCCCGCCCCTTGCCGCTGGGCGCTCCCCGACCGATGATTAAATAAGAATAGGCGTAATAATAGAATTATTAACTTTGTAAATGAGAGTTTATCAATGAATTAATAATCCAAACTATTACACCTATGGTACAAAGTAAAGGAATAAATTTTAATGGTCAAAATATCTATATAGGTATTGATGTGCATCTGAAGAGTTGGAGTGTAACTATAATAACAGAATCGGGTTATAAAAGAACTCACTCACAAAAACCTTCAGCCAAAGAGCTCTTTGAACATTTGAAGAAACATTATCCCAATGGCAAATATCAAGCTGTATATGAAAGCGGCTTTAGTGGGTATTCCACTTACTATGCTTTGAAGGAGTACGGAATAAAGTGCATGATAATTCATGCTGCGGATGTTCCTACGTCTCAATATGAGAATGTGATGAAGACAGATGCCATAGATTCAGAAAAATTGGCTAAATCTTTAAAAGGAGGGTTATTGAGAGGAATATACGTCAGGGACAAAGAAGAATTGGATGACCGTAGTCTTATCAGATTACGTAAAACTTTACAGAAGCAACTTGGAGGATATAAATCACGTGTGAAGCATTTACTTTACAATAATGGGATTTCCTATCCTGATTGTTTTGAGAACAGCCGTTCTCATTGGTCCAATCGTTTTATATATTGGTTGGAAAATGAAGTGAGATTATTGTCGTCCACCAGACTTTCTTTGGATTTGTTGATAGACCAGGTTAAGCTGTTCAGAAAAAATCTACTGAAAGCTACCCGGATGGTTCGTGATTTATCAAAGAAACCGCAATATTCTCGACAATATGAGAACTTGATCTCCATTCCTGGTATAGGCCTTGTGACAGCCATGTGTCTTCTTACGGAAATTGGAGATGTGTCAAGGTTTCACAATCAAAGAGAATTTGCGTCTTTTCTTGGTCTGATTCCGTCTTGCCATAGCAGTGGTGAAAATATTTACAATATGGAAAAGACTTTCAGAGGCAATAAACACCTTGGTCCTTTGGTTATAGAAAGTGCATGGGTCTCTATACGGCATGACAGAGCTATGTCAATGGCTTATGGAGCATATTGCAAACGGATGAAAGGGCAAGAAGCCATCATCAGGATAGCAAGAAAAATGTCAAATAGGATTTTGAGCGTACTCAAATCCGGTAAGAAATACCAATATGACAAGGTGCGATAAAAATAGAACCCTATTGGAACAAGATAATTAAAACGACTCCTACAATCTCCATGATGAGTATTGCGCTTCATCTAAAGAAAGATTGTTGCGTTTATCCTATAGCCTGAAGTAGTAACTTGTTGCTTGGTACAAGACACCAAGTCAACTTATCGAAGTTTGTCTGATAGGGATTTTATTTTAGAGTATAACAGCATAAGAAATTAGGACTTGTGCGCTGTTGAGGATAAGGATATTTACCCTTATCTAAAGGGGGTATTGTTTCTCCTTTTGGGAAAAAATCATGTAACAAATTGATTTATAAAGTTAATAACAAATAAAAAAGTATTCAGTTATTTGGAATACAACATAGAAGGAGATTAGAATGGAAAGATATAGGATTGTGAAAGAAATAAGGTATAGCGGCTGTATTCCGATAGTCGTGTATTTTGTACAAGTCAGAAAAGACAAACGTATTTCATCCGAATGGGTGAATGTAAAGGGATTTGATACCTATAAGAGAGCGAAAGAGTTGTTGGATGTTTTAAATGGTGATTGATATGAATATAGAAGAAGCAAAAATAAAGAAAGCGAAAGCAGAAATGGAGATAGCCCGGATTCTGGAAAATCTCGAATTAGAAACCGGATTGAAATCCAATATAGTTTATGTGTATCGGGAAAACGCAAAATCAGAACCTTTATCTCAACCCAAAGAGTGTATAAGAATAGATATTATTTTAACACTATGATAAAATTAAGACTGATGCTCCGATGGCTGCTTATCCCTTTATGGTTCGCCATATTCATAGCCTATCTGCCGATATGGTATTTGCAAATGAGCTGGTACTATTTCAGCTTTAGCGATTACTGGGACAGCTATATGGTATTATGGGACAGAATAATGTTGTTTTTAAAACTTAAAAAGGAATAGGAGAAGGTCATGGAAGTAAAGAACGGAATAATAATAGACGGAGTGCTGCATGAAATGGTGTCAATAAGAGAAAACTACTCGTGTGACAATTGCAGCTTGCAAGGAACATGTGATAAAACAGACTTCTTCTTATGTACAGTAATTGCCGGACGGCATAACTCTGATGAACGTTTTATCAATCGTGGCAAAGTAACGGATATTAAGACAGATAAGGAGGAATGACAATGGAAGAAAAAGAAATTGACTGGGAACAGAGGCGTTATGAACTGGCAAAGGCTGCAATGCAAGGATTCTGTAGCAATCCACATCAACAGATAATGGATGCTGACTCAAATATGGTGGCAGAATGGAGTATTGGTTTTGCTGATTCACTAATAAAGAAACTGAAAGGAGAATAACCATGGATGCAGAATTTAAAAACAAGAAAGAAGTGGTCTTTGACGGCAAAGACCTTATATTCAACGTGGACGGAATAGAAATTAGGAACGGGAAACTGCCTGATTCCTTCAGTATAAAAGAGCGCTATGAGATAAGCGCGGAAAGCCTTACCAAGCTTGTCGTAGCGTTGGGTGACGGGAATACGCTGGCTGAATTTATTGATGTACAAGAAGGATTCAGTTTTTCCAGGAAAACACGGGCTATCTATTCCTTGAAGGATGAGTATGTCAAGAAGCTTGTCGAAGAAATAGCCAAGTTGGAAAATAAAGTAAATTCCCTGCAAGATGAAGTTTATGCAGGACGTAGAGAAGCTGCTGATGAAAGATACAAGCGTATACTGCTGGAAGGTTTTATTGAAGAGCACAACAAGCGCTCATGGTGGGGACGGGCAGAAAAGATTGAACTTAAAACGGAAGACTAGCAATGAACCTGCATATTACAGATTTCCCGGAATACCCGTGGAAGACCCTGGATGTGCATAAGGACTTCAGCTACTCGTTCAACATCAGTCCGGGAAAGAAAATAGAGGAGGATTTGTTCGATTCCTCCAAGATGAAAGTTGTGTCCTACAATGAAAACAGCCATGTGCAGATATTGGCTGTATGTGACCCTTACGGACCGCCTTTCTATGTACGCAGTGATATTGATGGTTTGTTATGGTCCTCATGGGTAAAAATAGAGGAGGAACACTTCTGGCAAGAGATTAATGGTTGTGCGGCAACCATTAATTTCCCTCCTCTGTGTACGTCTCATTATTATTTTTAATCGAATTGAACAATCAGAAATTAAAAACTAAAACTTATGGAATCAAAAGATTTTTTAATTGAATCAGAGAATCCGAATAACTGTCATCGGCATTCCTCTCCAAATGGACAAACAGTTCTTCCAGCGAATTCCACTGACGGGAGTCGCCAATGTGAAGAATCATCTTCCACAGATAAGGATTTTCGAGAAACAGAGGAAACATTCGAGCAGCAATCGCATTGTAATGGTCTCTGTGGTATACATTCTCTCTTAGAAGGCTATCCCAGGATTGTAGAAATTTTGGATGAAGAGTTGAAGCGTATAACTCTGGATTCTCTGCCAGAAGGTCATTTAGATAATCCTGGAAAGAAGGGGCGTAATGGCGCTGAACTGATTGCGGATATTGACTCCAAATTCGGAACAAACTATTCAGATTATACATGGAAGCAAGTTCGCAAACGGATTCTTCAAACCACATCAAACCAGACAACTCACCCGTCATAGTTCCGTTGATAATGTGATGGCAATACTCATGAGCAAATTGGTAAATCCATTGGCACCAAAAATCACCTCTTGTGTGAAGGTAAATAATCCTATCATTACCAATGTTGCTGCACATTGGATTATCCTTAAAGTAGTTGTATCTAACCGTACATTTATCTATCGAGGAACAAGGGATTTGAAGTGCATCGCTAAATGTCATATCGACATAACTGAGAATCTCTTTCACGATATACACATTGAAATCACCGAATGCTTCATCAGTGGCAAGCCTTATATTAGGGCTTACTTCAATAACAGGGTATTGCATAATAACTAAGTTTAAAATTTGACGAAACAAATATACAAATAAAAACGGGCACACCCGACATCCATAATGATAAGTTTAGAATTTGACACTTTACTCTTTTTCATTTGGGTGTGCCCTTTATAAAGGAAAAAAATGATTATATGACAGAAGAACTTGTAACATTGGAAACTGCGAAGGTGCTGAAAGAGAAAGGATTTAAAGAAGATGTTAGTGTCTTTTACGAATTGGTGTGTGAAGAAGGTAGTTATGAGTATGAGCTATTTGAAAGCTACGATGCCCAGAATTACAATGCAAGCGTTTACTCTTTCTCTGCCCCAACTCAATATATCGTCCAGAAATGGCTGCGTGAAACCAAGAACTTACAGATTGAAATATACCGAAGTGCCGTAGGGTACGGCTATGCTATAGTGAAATCCGATAACGGAACGTGGCAGGAAGATGATGATTCCAGGGGGCCTAATGATGGCGGTCTGTGGGATACCTACGAAGAAGCACTTGAAGCAGGAATACAAGAAGCGTTAAAACTTATATGAAAATGACTCCTATTGTAAATGATGCTTATAGACTTAGAAAGCTTCTAGAAAAAGCAACGGGAATAAAAGTTTATAAATCAGATTTACTTTCTAATTATTTCAATTGTTATCTAAGCATAACGCAAGAGTATAAGAATGAAACTAATCCGCATATTACAGTAGCGCAAGGTGACTGGTCGATAGTAAATGGCGGTGAATATAAAATTTCACTCTATACACCTACAATCGTCATTAAAGGCAAGAAGGTGCTTAATACTCGTTTTGTAAAAGATGTAGCCTATAAGATAGTGGAAGCATTAAATGATGAATTTGGAGAAGATAATTGGAATACGTGCAACAATGAAACGAGAGTTTGGCTTCCCATGTCTCGAAACTCGTTCTATTTGCAAATTCCAAATTTTGAGAAGTATTAAAACTTATATGATATGGCTAAGAAAATAATGTTTAATGATAAATACGGCTTAACCCAAGCCGTATTGGATGGTCGGAAGACTATGACAAGAAGAGTTTATAAATTACCAGCTAAATCATACGGAGGATTAGAAATTGAAGATAATAAAATAATCACATTTGATATAAGTGGGGAAGAAATAGCAACATCCCCGAAATACTATATTGGCGAAGTAGTTGCCATTGCACAACCATATAGAAATATTGCACATCCCGATGACGGTTTCCTTGATGAAAGATATGAAGTTAAAGACGAATATGTTGCAGGATGGGCAAATAAGATGTTTGTACGTGCCGACCTCATGCCGCACCATATCCGAATTACAAACATAAAATTTGAAAAGTTACAATCTATCTCCGAAGAAGATTGCTTGAAAGAAGGTGTTATTAAAAGATTTCACTCACCAGCATGTAGAAACTTTTACTATGTGCCAAACGTGGAAGTTAAGAGTAAGGATGATGTTTATTTGACATCACAAGAAGCATTTTCCGCATTGATAGACAGAATATCCTGCAAGGGTACATGGAAATCGAATCCCTATGTCTTCGTTTACGAATTTGAACTGATTGATTAAAATTTATTATGGAAACCGTGGAACTGATAATTAAAGTCTCCATCTCTTTATTCAATGCCATTGCATTAGGATTTGTCCTAATCCTGGTAAGCAGATGGCATAGGCGCATGGAGGACAAGCTGAATGAGATAAGGGAATACACCCGTAGGGTTTCAGAGTGTAACCGGTTCATTTATATAAACCAACTTGAATGGCTGAAAAGCGCAATGATTAATGAGGAACGGTACGAGGAGGCTGCTAAAATCAATAAATGTATTGAGGATGAGTATAACAAATTAAAGAATAGTAAACATGAATCTAAATGAATTGCGCGACCGCGCCTATAAAACCGCTTGCAACCACGGTTTTCACGATGAAGAGCTGAGTAATGAACACTGCCTTTGCCTTGTCATATCCGAACTTATGGAAGCTGTGGAAGCGGATAGAAACAATAAATATGCTGATAGGAAATCTTTCAAAGATTATTATGAGGATGAAGAGCCGCATTACAATGCCGATTTTAAGTATAGTTTTGAAAAATATATCAAAGACTGTGTGGAAGACGAGTTTGCCGACGCCTGCATACGCCTGCTTGATTTGGCTGGATTAAGAAATATATCCATTGATGATTTTCCTGAAGAAGCGATATATGGTGCATCCGAAAGTTGCGTAGGTGAAACATTTACTGAAAGCATATACGCCATATCCACATTGCCAATTCGTTATTTTTATGAATATGATTATTCTTTTGAAAGTCAGATAGGTCATATGTTATTATCAATCTTCGGGCTTGCCAAGCATATGAACATAGACCTTATATGGCATGTGGAGCAGAAGATGCGGTACAATGAATTGAGAGAAAATAAACATGGAAAAAGATATTGATTATGAAGCGTGAAATAAAATTCAGAGGTAAAAGTACTGATACGGGGAAATGGGTATATGGATTTCTCTCTTTTTTCTATACTGCCGGAAGGGACGAAAACGGACTTATCCTCACGGACAAGGCGAGGATATATTCCCCGGAAGACTGCCGGTGCGATGACGTATGGGCTGAAACCGTCGGGCAGTTCACCGGACTGCGTGATAAAAACGGGAAAGAGATTTACGAGGGGGATATTGTAAAAACCAAAGAATATGGTATTGAAATTCCCAATGGAAAAGTAAGTTTTAACTCCGTCGGTTATGACAATTTTATTATCAATTATATTGATGGTGGATTTTGTCTATCAAATAATCACCGTTGCTTTTTATTGTGCAGAGGCAATCACCTTGAAGTCAATGGAAATATTTACGATAACCCCAATTAAATATAAGGAATAGATATGAAAACAGACCTCATTTTCTTTATTGCGATATTCATCATCGCAGTATTGTTTATCGGGCATTTCCGGTTGACATTTTCGCCGTTCAGCATATCACTTCCTTATTGGCATAGAGCTTTAGGAGTAGTTCTTATTGTTGCAGGCTGTTTGGTTTACAATATAGGGGAGAATGTAGCCGGGTATAAGAAAGGGCTTGATAACGGCATGGAAATAGTCTTGAAACAATTGAAGAAACGGTATGAACGACCAGGTGATTAATAAAGAAAAGATATTGCCAATGGTTACAAAAAAAGGCTATCTTCCCAGACAGCCAATCTTTTTTATTAACCTTAATCTAATACTATGAAAAACACATTGCAAAGGTACGGATTTGTGGGAGTTATGCAAATTATGAGCCTTTGTTCAGCCATCTTATAACATGGTTTAGCAAGCGGATATGTATGTTAACCATTAACGTAATAGATTTATAAAATTAACAAATAGTCAATGAGTAGAAATGAAAATGTCTGGACTGATGCGAAATGTGCAGCCCTTCGAGTTGAGTTCCTTACCAGTCGTGAGGAACTCTTTTTGTATGCAAAAGCCATTTATTTCGCTATGATGTGGGGTAGGGAGGTGAACGAGAAAAATCGGGTTCTTCAGGAAAAGGATAAGTCTGTTAAATAAAAGAAAGAGCCAACCCACGCACGACCATGAATCAGCTCCTCACACGATTATGATGCAAATATACTATTTACTTTTAAAATAATCGTGTTATGGAGTTGGATTTTAACAAAATAATTCGTCTTAAAAAGATTCGTATCGAAAAATCAGAACTTTCAGAGGAAGAAAATATCTTAACTTCCCCGGTTCTGAAAGATAAGAGCCTTATCCATGAAATCTATAAAATATTTGTTGAGTTGTTGAATAAGAGGGGATGTCCGCCGAATATTGACAGTGTTACCCAGCGGAAGAAGTTCATTTTCATTATCCTGTATCTGTTTTCTCCAAGTTCGCTCGCCGGTGGGAAAATGACATCAGGGTTACGTCCGGAAATAGCAAAGGTTCTTGGTGTTCAATCAGAATGTACCATTTCCGACAATTGTGCTGATGTCGTGTTTCTCTATCAGAATTATGGGGATTTCAGTGGAGATATAGAGTATCTTTACACCGAAATCGTAAATCGGTTAAAATTCAAAGGGCTAATCAATTAA